TGCTAGGTCAGTCTGTGCCGGTAAAAAATCCTAGTCCCTAAAGAATACAGCAAAAGGGGGGCTTTGCAACCCCCCTTTCTCACAACATTACGCGCCGGGTGAACCGAAGACACCAAGCGGGTCACTAGCACCAAACGAATAACGCTCACGGGCCTTGTAACGGACGTTGCCGGTGTCGAAGTCGCCGTCCATCGATGTTGCCATCGGGGTACGAACAAACATCTTCAGACCGTTAGGAACGTCAGTTGTCAAGAACCAAGCATCAGGATCGGTCAGATAGTGGTTAACTGTGTAACCCTCTGGGATCGAACCATTGCTCTTCAGAGCGTTGATGTCGTTATCCGCCGTACCAACACGCAGTTCCGTCTCAAGGATACGGGTTGCGATAAACATCTGTGACGGGGGAACGACCAACTTACGTGGCTTTGCAGCAATCAGCAGGCCACGCTCGTCCGTCCAAGCAGCGATCTGAATAACAGCGGCCTCAAGGGAGGTCTCAGACAGGTCGGCAGGAGTTGCGGGTTCGTTGCTGTTGACGCCACCAGAAACTAGCGGGTGCGCGGTACTAAACAAAGGCTGACCGTCACCAAAGGTGTAGTCCGAGTCAAAGCCGTTATTCAGGATTGCAGCAGCCTTAGTCTGCTTGGTGTAAGCCATAGCACGGGCCAGAGCCTTGGTGTACCGGCTGGACAGGGAGTCATAGAGGTTGTCCTCAATTGCCTCTTCCGTCAGCGAGAAGCCAAGAGCAATGGTTTCGTGGTTGTAGCGAGCAGTCCATGCCTCTTGACCGTTGTCATAAGCGATGGCAGAGCCTTCGTTTTTGACAGGAGCGGCTGAGAAGCCAGACAGTTTTGTTTCTTCTTCGAAGGAACGCTCAGAGGTTTCGGTTTCGAAAATCTCTTTATGCTCTTCGCCGTAACGAGCATACTCAAGACCAAATAAAGCGTTCAGTCCCGGGAGGAGTTCCTTCAGTAGTTGTGCGCGGGAAATAGCCATTTAATATGCTCCTTATACGCCAGTGGCGTTGTAATACCGGTGCACACCAAAGTTCCATTTCACGATAACTTCCGTGTAAGAACCGGGGAAACCAGCAATTGCTGTCTCAGGAACAAAGTCGATAATACGAACTGGCAAAGTGGTCGTGGTGTTGGTCGCATCATTGATGGCTACACCAGAGTTGCCTGTAGTCGTAGAACCAGAGTTCTGAACCAAAGCAGCGTTACGATTAACATCAGTACGGTTTAAGTAACTGATGGTTGTGGTACCAGTGTCACACACTGCGGCTTTGAACAAAGCATCCGGATCATCTTGCACATAGGCAGACATCGTGGAGTTTGTTAAACCGCCGGGGTAATACTGACGGAAGGTCAGACCAAATGTCGGATCGACATAGGTGCAACCAAGGAAAACACCAACTGTGGAGCCAGAGTCCGTGGTGCCTAGTTTCGTGATATTCCCGTCGGAGTTAAGGTTAACAACGTCGCCAAAGAAAATAGCGGTTGCCTCACCTGTACCAATGGGGATCTGACGAGTAGCACCAGCAAACACCTGACCGCCGATCAAATTGATCGGAATAAGCCCGTAAGGGCCTGATACGGTGGGATATGCCATTTTTAAACCTCGTTAAAAAGTTATTTACCTTTACCAAACGAAGTCGTAGACCTTTTCTCTTTAAAGAGGGGCATACGAGCATCGTTCTCTCTCATAAACGTGTTATCTACAGCATCCATATTGTCTCTAGTGGCCTTGGCGTAGTGTTGCTTACGCTGATCCATAAATTCAGTAGGGATCTTGCAGAGTAACAATCCGGCAACCTCAATATTGTCCTTAAAGCGACTATTGGGGTCAGTTAACATCTGGAACTTAGGCTGCTCTTCAATCCGAACAGGCTCCCAACCTTCACGCATCTTAGAAGATACGTTCTTAGCGTCGGCCTGCCCCTGTGAGGCAACTCGAATCCAGCGATATGAATACCCCGGCTGTTTATCCGGCTCCGGTAATGCGGAGGCGGGTGCCCAAGCCTTTGGGCGTTCTACGTCGGATCGTTTTTCAAGTTCGCGTGCAAGTCTGTTTTCTGCCATTTTAGTTCTCCTGTGTCTTCGCAAATTCCCGAGCATATTGCTCAGGGGTTAAACCTAACTTCTTCGCAATCGACAATTGCGACTGTTTAAGCACTATCTTTTTCGATGATGTGCTGCGCGATGCCGGAGCAACTACTGTGGCGGGTCTATCTGTGCGCGTAACGGGCTTGCCGCCCCCGTTAGTCGTTTTAACATCATCCTCGAAATATTCGGGGAATTTGTTGCGTATTGTTGCATCAATACGTTGATAATACTCATCAGTCGTCGCATACGCCTGACCATTTTTATCCACAAGATCTTCATGCAAACCCAAGGCTAAACTCGTCATCAGTCTGTCCTTTCCAAACCAAGGGTTCCTTTCTTGCCACGAACTGGCTTTGGGATCCGGCTTGGGGGCCTGCACTTGCTCTTGGGGACTATTTACAGGAATTTCTTGGGATTGTAAAGGGGGCCTGTAGTTTTTTATCTGTTGGAGTTTATAGTTGACCGTAGACAATTGCTGCTGTGCGTCTACTAATTTGTCAGAATCCCCAGAGTCATATGCCTCTTTATAGGCCCGTTTAGCAATTTCCATCTCAAGTTCGGCCGCGCTTTTGGCTGTGTCTATGAAGGATTTCTCCCCCTCAGACAGCCTAGATTTGAGACGTTTATTCTCTTCAAGAGCGTTTCTAGCAAAGGCCAAAGCCTCTTGCTGCTCACGAAAAGCCTCTTCTTTGGCCCTACGCTCGTCATGCCAGACCTTCTTTAATTGGCCTAGACGGGCTTTTACCTTATCAGAGTACTCTTCTAATTCATCAGCATCTAAATCTTCAACAACGCTCTTTGGTAAATCCTTTCTCCTTCGATCAGCCTCTGGAGTGTCATCTACTATTTCTATATCAAATTCAGAATTATCCTTAGACTCTAAGGGTTTACCCTGATCTTCTTTATCTAACTCAAATTCAAAGTCGTCCTTTTTTTGAGTTTCCGCCATGTCTTACTCCTATTTGCGAGAAATTCCACGGGGGTCCTCAACTACACCCTCCACAGAATCGTCGTTGATAATACGAAATTCCCGGCCATGAATCTTTAACCGAGTACCTGCGTGGGGGCGCACGAGAATAAAATCCCCTTCCTTACACCAAGGTCCTGATGGGAACCTTGCAGCGTCCTTATAGCAATCCGGCCCCATCTTTACGACAAAAAGTACCGTCGTGAGAAGTTCTTCGTGTTGAAGAGTTAGGTCAGATTTAATAATTCCGCTTTCGTACTGCTCTTCGATATTTGGTATTCCACACAAAATGCGATACCCAGAAGGGTCTGGCAACTGTTTTGCTTTTCTGTCGTCCGTATCTGGCAAAACACTTACTTCACCGTCTTCCGTTGCGATGGCAATTTCAGTCATCGTTTTGTTCCACCCTTTCCGCTGTTTCTATAAGAATGTTATTTGCGATCAAAAGTCCACGATAGATACCACAAGCGTATTTGTAGTCTCCAAAGTCTTTTGCGTGACCTAAAACCGTATCGTTTTCAATCACTTTCATTTCCTCTCGTATCTTATCCGCAAGATACTTAAGTAAATCACTGCTCATTTACTCTCCTTTTTGGGGGGATTGCGGCTTCATTATCTGGGCTATCTGAACGCCAAGTTTGGCTTCTTCTAACTCATTTCGGTTAGCCTGTAACCGTTCTTCCTTGGCAATTTCGATGCCAATCTTTGTTCCCTCAAGTTCACTCTTGGCCGCAATTTGTGCTTGCGCCTGACGTTCCTGAGAGTTAATTCTTTGCTTTTCAATCTCCAACTGTGCCGCCTTGAGTTGAGCGTCTGTCTGATCTTTAACGGCTTTACGCTGTAGGTCTTGACCTTTAAGTTGGAGTTCTTGCATCTGCATCTGAATGATGGGGTCCTGCGCTTGTTGCTGTGCCTGCTGTTGTGCAGCCTCGGCTTGGTTTTTCTGAAGCAACTGCTGGGAGGCTTGGGCTACCAGACGGGACAATGCAAACTCAATATCTTGTGGGATCTGTTTGTCATCATCAAACGTCGGTATCGGTGCTCCAACCTGCTGCTCAATTTGATTGCGATACATATATCCAAAGTGCTCGGCAATATGAGACTGTAGTGCGGCCATCATTTGATTCGCCATTGGGTTTTGTCCAATCATCTGGGCAGTCATTGGATCCTGCATAAATGATTGATGAGTCTTAATGTGTGCTTCGTGATCTTGATAAGCAAACGCTTTGAGCGGCTTGTTTTTGATCACATCCATGTTTTCTGATACTGGATCTCTTGGCTTTTGATCATCCTGCATGGGCACCAACTTAGCGGCGTTCTTGATTCCAAGAACCTCAAGCATCTGCCGATGTAGATAAGGTAAGTCATAGAGTTGTGGGGCCTGTTGGGCTAACTGCATGACCGCCTGATACTGGACAACCTTTTGCGACATCGTGGCCGCATTGGGATCACTTACCGGGATTACCTCAACATCATCGTAGTCCGATTGTTTTGCTCTACGGCTGCCCTCTTCCGGCTCGTATGAGTAATCTTCAGGGGTGTAATCACGGATGATGTCGCGTAGAAGTTTGAACTCCTGCTTCATCGAGTAGTGAATACGCGCCTGAACTGCTGACATTACTTTAAGCGTGCGCTCAAGAATAGCCAGCGTAGTCCCCACTGGGGACTGGGCGCTCATGTCGGCAACCTTTAGATCGGCTGCACTAGCAAACCGGCGGCCCTCTTCAACAATTGTTCCGAGTAACGTATACAACACCTGCGACGGCTCCTTATATGGGAGCGTCATAATGTTGTCTTTGATTGTGCCGGAGGCTACGTCTACATCTCTAAATTCCGCCGGAGCGATCGGCGTGTCATCGCCCTTAACCCGAAGACCTTTAGTTTTAAATCCTCCGGGGAGATTCGAGAGAGTGCCAGCGTCAACAAGTTGGCGAATAATAGAAGTGCCAGACTTAGCAAAAGCGCCAATGAGATGAATGAGACCAAAAGCATAGAACCCAAATCCCGGGATGTATGAATAATGGACAAAATGATTGCGTTTTTGTTTAAGATCATCATCTGGATTCCAATTCCTACGGATGGCTAAGACGTTTTGGGTACCTTTTTCGATAGTAACAACGTAAGGCAGAGCAATACCCGTTGGCTCGCCGTCCTCGTCTTTGTCCTCGTACCCCGGGAGGTCCATGTCCACGTGCATCTCAAGGATCTTGTACCTGTCGTCAGATGAGGCACGGAAGCCCATCTTCTCAGCAATCTTCTTTTCAACCTCATCGAATGAATCAACTGGATCACCAAGATCTATGTCACGATAAAAGCCTGCAACCTGTAACTTACGCAGTTCGTTTTCCGTCTTACGCATTACGTGCGTTACACGCTCTGCGGTCTGAATGTTTGATGCCCCATATGGAACGACAACATCTTCAGCCGGAACAAACAGAGATACCTGACGATCAAGGCTGGGGTCAAAGTACACCTTTTTGAACGCATTACCTGCCAGCCCCAAGCCCCATAACATACGCTCATGCTCTGGTCGGTACTCAACCATAACCTCTGTTAACTGATAGTTCATGTCATCCTTGACACGAATAGAGGCTTCCTTTTTCTCTGGGGTTTCTTTGCCTATGATCTGGGTCTTGACCGGTCCAGATGATGGAAAGGTCTCCATGATCGTCTCGGCTTGGAATTTAACCAGCGCCTCTGATAGCAGGGGATGGTAAACACCACATGCTCCGGGCCAAGGCTCAGTCCGGTCTTCAATCTTCATACCTAGTAACTCTAGGCCGTCAACATAAGTCTGCATCCAGTCTTTGCGGCTAGATGTATCGTCCTCAAAATCACCTAACAAGTCACCACATAACTCCGCCAACTCCCCCTCGTCCATTTCTTCAGCGAGGTTGGCGTTGAAATCGTCTTCAACTTCTTCTGCTTCAATCTCCAGTATGGGCTGTCCATCAATCCCAATACGCACGGCCTCTGGATCCTCAATCTCTATCTCAATAGCGGGTTCATCAGACATCTCTTCGAGATTTAAACCCATCGGGGCTTG